AGTTGTACTTAAAATCATAACGTATGCTTTAAATGGTTGAAAATTAAAAACTTAATACTACTGCTATTTTTTCGTGCAGTTTTTATTCAGGTTTTTCACGATTTCAGACGTGAAGCCGGATGTATAGAAGTCGCCCGAACCAAGGAGCAGCCAGTATGGGTTGACGTGATAGTCGCGTACCAGGAACTGAACCCAGGACGGACGGAAGCGACCGTAGCACTCGGCAGGCTTGTCTCGAAGGGATATGGTGTTCCAGCGGTTGAGACCGTACCGGTCCGTTATCGTCTTAAGACCGCCTATGCAGCCGTCAGCCTTCAAGCGGTCGAGGGCATCAAAGAATCGTACGGCTATATCCACATCAGCGGACATCAAATTTTTATCTTCCATATTATTCATTTAACTTTTTGTAGGCTCGGCTGAAAACATTTTCCAGCCTTGCCAGATGGTTATTCAATCTTTGCGACCAGTCCTGCAACTGAGCCAGCGAGGGACGAGAAACCAGCAGCCTATCCACCTCGGAAGGGGTGAGCACTGGCAGGTATTCCTCGTATGCGAGAAGGTAATCAATATTTGTAGGCATCGTCTATATCGCTATTGTTTCGAGCGTCACGTTTCTTTTGCTTTTTCAACTTGGCTTCGATATTTAACCCTTTGAGAATATAAGCTATATCAGAATAACTATAAAAGGCGAATTGACGTGGTACCTCGTCACCATTGGAGATAGTCAGTCCTTCTTCCGAAGGTATAAAGAGAAATCCATCCTGCTTTCCAGTCGTTATGGTATTCTTGTCCAGCGAAGAGTCGATTTGATATTTTCGCCCTTTTTCCTGACCTTCAAGTGACAGCATAAAATTCAACGCACCAACAAGTTTGTTCCATCCGTCAAATTTTAGATAGAAGCTATCCGTAACTTTCGGATTGATAACACGTACTATCCTGCAATAATAAATGGTATCTTTTTTAGGTTCAAACACAGTATAGCTAACCGATTGTGATAGCTCGAAACTCCTTGAAAGAAGTGTTTGCGCATGCACACCCACGCACGCAAGCGCAAGCGCAAGCGCAAACAGCATTGTTATCTTTTTCATATTACTTTTCGTTTAAATGATTAATATTTCTTTCGTAGAACTCATTCCAAGCCTTTTTCTTGATGAAGACGAAGAAGAGCAGCAGCCCTAGGGCGACCATCAGCAGGTGCAGCGGCTGGCGAAAAACACCGAACCCGAAGGAACGCTGGAAGTCGATGCAGAAGGAAATCAGCATTCCGTAGGTTGCGAACGCTCGATGCACCCAGCAGAAGCCATAGGCAAGGCTGACGATGATCCAGGCGATGAAGCCGAAGAGAGAGCAGTCGAATATCCACTCTGCGAGTTTCTCCCTATATCCCATGTAGAGCAGGGAACAGTGGATCAGCATTACAAGCGCACCAACTGGAGGGATGATGCCAATTATTAACCTGCTGGCTTTCCATAGCCAGCTTTTACCGAGGGCGGCAAGAAGTTTCTTCTCCTTCCGCTCAATAAAATCCTCTTCTTTCATTTTACTTGGAATTTGAGTTGTTATTTTTTATCTCTTCCCGACAATGGCAAGCAGCGTTTTTACTTGACTTTGCAGGAACTCATTCTGTTCTCGCAGCAGCTTGTTTTCAGCAGCCAAGGCAGCATCACTACCAAGCGACTGGGAGACATTGGAACTGTTCGAACCATTGACGTTTGAACCGAAAACAGCCTCTTCCATCTCGGCTGGTAGGGGAGGGGCGCATCTGTCGATGATTGCCTTTATTGCAGATATAAAGTCCGATTTCAGACTTTTAGCCTTTAACTTGCCATTCAGATTTTGTGGGCTTGTGCCCAGTTCTTCAGCAACAGAAGCAAGAGATAACCCTCTCTGCCTCAAATATGTTTTCATTTCTTCACCAGTCATAGTTAATTCTAAATAAATTAAAACTAAAGTAAACAATTTATAAATATAAACACAAATGTTTGTGAATATAAATATTTTATTGTATTTTTGCAACCGAATTACAGAACGAGTTTAAAAACTCATTTGCAAAGATAAAGAAAATAATTTAAAATACAAATAAAATGGGAGAAAATTTCAATTACGATTTTCGAACACCGCTGCAGAAGCAGCAGGACGAACGAAAGAAGAACATCATAGCGATGTTTGCAGATTTCCGAGCAAAGGCACCTGCCGAGACATCGGACAGTAGAATAATGCTTGCAGTTTCGCAGCATGTTGGTTGCACCCAGCAGAACGTGCGTGTCTGTCTTATCAAGGCTGGAGTGATTACACCAAAGAAGAGACGTGCAGCCGTGCGCAAGTAATCAAGTCGAACCAATTTAAACATTCAGAGCGTATGAAGAAGTTTATCGAGATTATCACAAGTGACGAAGTATTATCCCTGGTATTTGTCACCATGTTATTAACTTTAATCTTTTGGAGGGCTTAGTATGACGAACGAAGAACCAAAGGTAGCTGACGCAGGCAGATACACAATGACAGAGACCTGCAAGGTACTGGGCATACATCGCAACACCCTGCGCAGATGGTTGCAGGCTGGAAAGATGAAGGTCAAGTTCCGCAGAATCGACAACCGCAAGGTTATCGATGGCGCAGAAATCAAGAGAGCGTGGAGGGTTGCCCTATGATGAATGCTTACGAAAAAGCGAAGCAGCTAACCGCAAAGTGGGAGCAGGAGCGAAAGGACAGAAAGCGACTGGCAACCATGAAGGAAGCGGAAAGACGCATCCAGGTAAGGGAGTTCGACAACATGCTTTGCTTATCACTGGATGGAATACCAGTGCTCCCGATGAGTGAGTTCAACAAGCAGACGCTTGCAGACGCACGTCTGACATTCTTCAACTATTTAAACAAAGGATGAACATGTTTATTAAAATAAAGCGTTGTGAGAACTGTGAATGGTTTGAGGCTACATGTGGTACAAAAGAAGGGTGGTGTTCAAGGGGTTATCACACTGTGTCACAAAGAAGTTGTTGCAGAAAATGGTCAGAAGATAAATATATAACAGAATGTATTAAAAGAAGAAAGGGATGTGAAAAATGAGACCGAATATTATCGAAGAGTGCAGGAAGAAGATGTACGATGCCATCTGGCTGGAGATAGACCGTGAGCCACAGCAACCAGCGGTTGCAAGGATAGACATCAAGACAAAGGCAGGCGACATCTGCGTATGGTGCGACAGAACCGGGAACATAGCGGTCGTGACGCACAAGAATAGCAACAACGAAAGCGAGCGTCTGGAGGAAGCCATCGAGGGCTGCGTTAACTATCAAGACGTTATGGACGACTGGTTGGAGGAGAACAACCAGTACGAAGTCCAAGACCCGATTAACGCTTTCGACGAAAGCAGGCTCGACATGCTTATGGCTCAACTTGTATAGGCTTCATAAATGATATGATAGTTATAAGGTTATTTGACACTTAAATCCTTGCAGCGGCAGGGGCAAAGGGCGCACGCAAAACTCATTTTAAAGGTTATCTAATTAATGCGATAAATAATATGCGGAAACAGACAGCGTGCGCCCTGAAACGGAAGGGCGTCCATCGGCAGCAGGCAATGGTGGGGTAAGTTTTGGCAGCAAACTGGGGTTCGAATCCCCAGCCTTCCGCTAGAGTTAATTAAAAGATTATGTTGAACTATAAATTGAACGAATTATGGAAAATGAGATTATTCAAGTAAGCGGTGGCGAAATGCTGGAAGCCATCAACCGCTCGGAGATTGACGGACAGATTGCCACAGCGCACAAGTTCCCGAGAGACATCATGCAATGCAAGCAGAACATGGTAGCATTGGCAGCTATGGACGATGATGTAGCCTACAACTGCTTTTATCATCTTGAGCGCAAGGGCAAGGATGGTCAGGTATCGATTATCGAGGGTCCGAGCGTGAGATTCACGGAAATCATTTCTGCCTGCTGGAAGAACCTCCGCATTGCGGGTCGCATCATCGCCAACGATGGCAAGACCATCACGGCACAAGGTGTCTGCCATGACCTCGAGAGCAATGTTGCCTACTCCGTGGAAGTTAAGCGCAGCATTCTGACATCGAAGGGCTACGCCTTCTCGCAGGACATGCAGGTTGTAGTCGGCAATGCAGCTGTGGCAATCGCACAGCGTAACGCAATCTGCAAGGTCGTGCCGCAGGTATTGATTTCGAGCGTAGTCAATGAGGTGCAGGCGAAGGCTCTCGAACACATAAAGAAGACTGGAGTCAACAGCCAGTGGAAAAGATGCGTAGGCTGCTTCCAAGCCTACCAGGTAACAGACCTCATGCTTCTGGATTACCTGTGCAGGAAATCAGCCGAGGAAGTCACGGAAGATGACATTCAGAAACTGGGCGGTGTGTATAACGCCATCAGGGAAGGCACGACCACCGTAGAGGAGACCTTCAATAAGCCGAAGCAGCAGGAAGCCATCGCAAAGCAGGCGCAGGCAGCAGCCGATGATGCAAAGAATAAGGCGCAGCAGGCGATGAGCCGCAGTCAGGGCAAGACTGGTACGGCAGCGAAGAAATAAGCCATTTTATTATAATATCCCGAACCGCCACGGTGCAACCTATGGGGTGGGGTCCCATCGAGACAAAGGGAAGCCGTGGCAACTTTTAAACATTCAGTAATATGACAGTAAAACAATTAAGAGAAGCAATTAAAGGTCTAAAAGGGGACGTTTATGTAGAGGTTGTTATGCCAGCAGGCAAGGCTGGATCAACGTGGCGCATGCCAGTAGAATCTGCATCAAAGAAGGATGGCAGATTACAGCTCAAGACAGACAATCCGATGTAGAACTTTCAAAGCGTGAAAATTATGGCAGAAAAAGAAAACAATCAGAGACACGAGAGCACCATCGACAAGTACTTCGATAGAACCGCAGACGGTTACAAGGCATGGGCTGAGGAAGACGAGGAAGGCAGAAACTTTTTGCAGATAGCATCTGAGACAACTGGAGATACGGACGAAGAAGAAAACCAAGGTTACGACTTCCATATTGCTTGCTCCGGCAAGAGCAGTGTCCTCGCAAGCGGAATTGCTCAAGCAATGGAAAGGGAAGAATTCGTTCGCTCGATTATTCTTACGGCAGCTAGAACATTTTTAATGAATAAATAAAAACATTCAGACAATGAAACAGATTATCAAGTACAAGAGCAGAGAGGAGTGGTTGCAGAACCGCTCGAACGGAATAGGTGCATCAGAGGCAGGCACGGTACTGGGACTGAACCCATGGGAGACTCCATACCAGTTGTGGAGACGCAAGAAGGGCATCGACCCACCAAAGGTGGAGAACTTTGCGATGGTTGCAGGACACCTGCTGGAGGATGCCGTGGCACAGTTCTTCCAGCGAGAGAGCCACTGCCACATCATCAAGGCGAGCACGGACGACTACACCATCACGAACACCGATGCGCCATATCTGCGTGTATCTCCTGACCGCACCTTCTGGAGAGTCGGGGCAACGCACAACGAAGCGAGCAAGAGCATCCTCGAGTGCAAGACAACGCAGATGCAGATAGATGCAAACGACATTCCGAAGCATTGGTTCTGCCAGCTTCAGATGAACCTCGGAGTGGGAGAATACAAGGACGGAGCACTGGCCTGGCTGACAGCAGGAAGGGAGTTCGGCTACCGTGACATCGACTTTGACCCCGAATTCTTCGGATGGATGAGGGACGAGATAACCAAGTTCTGGATTGACTACATCGTTGGCAACCAAGAGCCACCTGCATACAACGCACAAGACGTTCTCCTGAAGTCGCCACTGCACAAGGCAGGAAAGGAGATTGAAGCCACAGCCGAAATCGGGGATATGCTCACCGAGTTGAAGGACATCAAGGAGAAGGGCAAGGCACTGGAGAACCGACAGAAGGAAATCGAGGACAACTTGAAGCTGTTCTTCGGAGACGCAGAGAGCATCGTGGACGGAAACGGCAAGACGCTGGCAACGTGGAAAGCACCGAAGGCAAGCGAGAAGTTCGACGCAAAGGCTTTTCAGGCAGATCATCCCGAGGAATGCGCTGCCTACATCAAGCAGGTGCAGGGAGCAAGAAGATTACTCATCAAGTAAAGGCAAGGCTTATGGCTAACGTTCCTATATCAAAAACCGACCTAAGGAATATAATTTCCCAACTGGAGAATTATATTTCCCTAGGTGGGAAAGTTACAGCACCGACCGACACAAGCCAGCGGAACAGAATCCGGATGGCTACCGTGCTCAAACGCAAGCTTGAAAAGAAATTATCATTATCGGAATAAAATCATGAACGATTCATTTATCTTATACACATCATACTACGCAATCATCGAGGGGCTTACTGATGAGCAACTCGGAAAACTTATGAGGGCGATTTTCATCTATGCAAGGGATGGCGAGGTAATCAACCTGGAGCCAACATTACGTATGGCTTTCGCCTTTATCAAGGATGATATGGAGCGAAACCAAGCTAAGTACAATGAAAAGCGAGAAAAGCTGCGTGCAAATGCACAGAAACGTTGGCAAAAAAAGCAATTGGATGCAAATGCAGAAGAGCCGCAGCAAAAGCATACAAAAGCATACAAAAGCATACAATTGGATGCAAATGCAGAAATTGCACTGCATAATGATAATGTATATGATAATGAATATGTAAATGATAATGTATATGATAATGATGTTTCTAAAGAAACAGATAATAATATACCTTCTAAAGAAGGTTTGTCAATTTCGGAAAATCCGAAAGTTGACCCAGCCAAACGATGCGCCAAGATTGATTTCGCTGCTATCAAGGAATACTGGAACACCAAGCATGACCAGTCGGGCAGCGTAATGCGAAGGTTGACCTTGATGAGCGACCAGCGCAAGTGTAACGTCCGTTCAAGGATAAGAGAATACGGAGGGGACGTTCAGATGGTCTATAAGGCAATCGACAAGGCGATGGCAAGCGACTTCATGAACGGAAAGAACGGAAAGGGATGGGTTGCCAGCTTCGACTGGATGATGTGCCCATCGAACTTTCCAAAGGTTCTTGAAGGCAACTACGACAACGAGCAGCCAGCAGGAAGCCAGCAGCCGCAATCGGCAGCAGTCAGGGCGCAGGATCCTGCGGCAACGGCAAGACCGAGCATCGGGGAACGCTACGAGCAAGCCAAGCACCAGCAGCCATGGAGCCAGCAGAGCCAAGATGACAAGTTCGGATGGGTAATACAGCAGAACCTTGACGACTTGAAGAAGAATCCCCGGAACAAGCCAGCCAAGGATTCATTGGCGAGATTCTACGAGCAGGGAGTTCTGCAGCGGCTGGGCATCGACTGGAAGCCCGAAAAATAACGAATGAGAACATAAAAGATATCAGTATGAAAATAAGTGAATTTATTCAAATCCTAACCGCCTTCGGGCATAAATAATAGCAGTATGGAAAAAGAATCTATAGAGTTTTATAAATGGGATAAGCAGAATGCAATTATCATAAAACATAATTGTGAAAGTCCATATAGTACCATTTACTTTAAGGATGAAGTACCTTTCATACAAATAACGGATGATGGAAGTACTACATCAGACTTTGATATTATTGAAGAAAATAAGTATGATTTAGTTATACGTTGTCCAAAGATTTGTAAGGAGTACAAGATTGTTGTTTCAAAGTATGAAATAGAGAAATTGAATATCAAAGATATTAAAGTATTGTTTGATGTTATTTCTTATATTGATGACTTTAAAGCAAATGCAAAATGTAATATCACGGAAGTGATACATAAGTATTTAAATGTTTAACGCCTTCTGGCAAAATTAGCCGCTCTTAGCCGTTTTCACGCTTCGGGCGGTAAATTATAGAGCAAACAATTTTAAACGCTTAAAACGAAAGAATTATGGCAAAACAGAAAGAAGTATGTATTGTAAGCAACGAATGCTTCAATACAGAATACCCGGTAGGGGCGACAATTAGCATTGAAGGTGTAAATTGTAAGGTGGTTGAGGATATAGATCTATCTGATGAGAACTGCTACGATTGCATCTTGAACGGTAAGAGAGAAGGCGTTATGTGCAGGAATCTTGCTTGTCTGAATCATGGAAGAGAAGACCGCAAGGACGTACACTTTGTAAAGATTGAAAGCCATGAATGAGTTGTTTTTCCACGAATGCAGAGCCGCTGGGATTGTGTTCAAGACCTCGGACGACTGGTTCAAGTGGCTGACCGATAACGGCTACGACATCAAGAAGCCGGTCGCAGAGCACGAAGGCTTCAAGTACAACATCAATGATGTTTGCACCAATCCGCACGTAATCGAGTATTCCGTAGGGGGTGCGGACAACTGGGTATGGAAGGTAAAGACCGCCAAGACGCAGTTCGGCTGGATCTGGGGGGTCGATGTTCAGAACGGAATAACCTGGCGTTATATTTGCCCAGTTGCCTACCCGAGTAGATATGACGCTACCAACATCTTCTACGGTAATGAGAAAGAAGCGGTTCAAGACGCTTTGACCTTCATCATCAGATACCTCGAGAAGAATTCTGGAACCAAAAACACCAACCTCCTTCTCTGGGCAGCGAAGAAGAAGAGGGCAGACATCATTCATCCACAGTTGGAACTTTTTAAATAGCGAAAAATATAGTAAAAAGAAGAAAATATGAAGAAGATAGAAATCATCACAGACGAACACCGACATCACGTATACGTTGGCAACACCGATTTCTGGCTCGATACCCAAGAACTGGTGGAACTTTACAAGAAACTGAGACACGTCAAGCTGTAACAGACAAAAGAAACAAGAGTAAGCAATATGAATCACGCTAGTTTATTCAGCGGAATCGGTGGTGCTGAGGTCGCGGCATCCATGATGGGATGGCAGAACCTCTTCCATTGCGAGATACAAGAGTTCCCTCGCAAGGTGCTCCAATACTGGTTCCCAAATTCAGAAAGTTATGAAGACATTACCAAAACAGACTTCACAAAGTGGCACGGCAAAGTCGATGTTCTCACAGGAGGATTCCCCTGCCAACCTTTCTCCCTCGCTGGCAGAAGAAAGGGAGCGGACGATAACCGCTACCTCTGGCCACAGATGCTTCGAGCGATACGGCAGATACACCCCACTTGGGTCGTTGGTGAAAACGTTAATGGAATCAAGACGATGGTGGAGTCCTGCCAAGTCACTCAAATGGGACGCACAGACTATCTTTTCGAAGAGAATTACCTATACCGAGAGGAAAGCCGATTCACCCTCGACAAAATCTGTGCAGACCTCGAAGCCGAAGGATATTCCGTCCAACCGATTGTTATTCCAGCTTGTGCCATCGGAGCACCACACAGAAGAGACCGTGTTTGGATTGTTGCCCACCGTTCAGACCCAAGGGCTGAAACAATGCAACAAGGACGGCAAGACGGAGTTCATGCCGCTAGACCTTCTGCCGACTCCCAATGCAATGGACTTTCCACACAAGGGAATGGAAATCAACGAGAAGGGAAGAAGGAATCCCAAGAAGGGCAAGACAGACCACAGCCTAGGTCTAGAAGACATGGCAGTGGCACAACTCCTTCCTACGCCCACGGCACTCGACAAAGGAGGAGGAAGAATAAACAAGAGCCTTTCACCGAATGCAGCAGAACGCCCAACCTTGGCACTCGCAGCTCGAAAAGGCTTGCTTCCCACTCCTACAGCAATGGAAGCCACGAAGTTCACCAAGACCATCAATCCCAATTCCCAGATGGGGCAAGGACTAACAGCCTTGGCGGTCAACGGTCTTCTCCTCACTCCAACATCATCGGAAGGTATGAGAGCAAACATGAAGATGCAAGCCCTCAAAAACCACAACAAGGAGAATGCCAACCTGACGGAGCAGATAGCCCACAAAGTAGGTGGCGGAACTTCCCAACTCAATCCCCTGTTTGTAGAGGAAATGATGGGATTCCCTTTGATGTGGACAGCCTTACCATTTCTTTCCCCAAGTGGCGACAAGAATCCATAAAGGCTTACGGCAATGCCTGGGTACCACAAGTGGCTTACGAGATATTCTGTGCCATCGAGGCAGAAGAAGAAAACAACAAATGATAGAAATCGTATGGCGAGCGAACTGTGCAAGGCTTGCGAGGAAGGGCGGAACTGCATCAACGGCATGTACTGCCCACCTCGCAGGCAATATGTAGAACACCAAAACATCAAGGAATGCAATGGGAAGAAAGAGCAATCCTTGAATCACAGAAAATAAGTATTTAACCAGCTGGGCAGACCATCAACGCTGCCCACTCTAAACAAAGAAAGCGAGGTGGAACACGAAGAAATAGAAGAAATAACAGAAGACAGCTAGGTGCAGGAATCCCGAAATAAGGAACATCGGGAACTTCCTGCAACCCAAAGAGGGGGTGCTTGTAAGATAAACTCATTCGGTACGATATATTCTTTATTTTGCATATTGCCAGGCACTCCCTCGATTTTTCCGTTTCAAGCCTGAAAGACGATGAAAGGAGAAGGGACTATAGGGTAGAGGATAGGGATAGTAGGGGGCTAGCGCACAAGCGCACACAAGCGCACACACGCACGTAGGACTCCGCAGCCCGAACAACTACCCACAGACACAGAAACAATGGCTTAAAACGAAAATTTCAAGAAAATAACAAAAAAAATCAAAAATAAAACGAAATGGAAAAAGGAACAGTTATAATCGGAATCGACCCAGACAACAACGAAAGCGGTGTCTGTGCAGTTTTCTATGACAGAAGTTTTTTAGCCTACAAGATGGACTTCCCAGCTTTGATAGATTACCTCAAGGCTATGAACGAGAGTTGCAAGAAGGTAAAGGTCGTTATTGAAGGCGGCTGGCTCAATAAGAGCAACTGGCATGTGCTTAATCGGTTCATGACAGCAGTCAAGGCAGCAGCCATCGGACGATCCACTGGAATGAACCATCAGACCGGAATTCTCATCGTTGAGTGCTGCAAGCATTACAATATACCCTACGAGATAATCAAGCCATTAAAGAAGTGCTGGAAGGGCAAGGACGGAAAAATAACCCAAGACGAAATCGCCTACTTCATGAGTTCTGACGGAAAGATGCCGAGAATGAACCAAGACCAAAGAGACGCACTTCTACTGGCATGGGTGTGTGCCGGATACAAGGTCAAGGTCAAGCCAAAGAAGCCACAGACAACCCTGCAGAAGACCATCATAGCCTTTGATGGATGAGAAAAAACGAAGAGTTGCGAAAAGTTAAAATCGAACGAAGAACGAACAACTAAAGCGAAAAAGTCGTATCTTTGCGGCAATGTTTACCAAATAAACAGAATTTTTCAAACTTAAAACAAGAAGAAAATGAAAACAGAAGAAATCGCACTATCGAGGGTCAGCGAGAACGAAGCGAACCCGAGAACCATAACTGAGGCGAACTTCCAAAAGCTGGTCAAGAGCATCCTCGTCTTTCCTAAGATGCTCCAGCTTCGCCCTATAGTCGTAGACGAAACCTACAAGGCACTGGGTGGCAATATGAGAACGAGGGCACTCTGCCACATCGTGAGCATGACACCGGAAGCTATCAAGGACGTTCTCGACACAGACCAGCGGCTGACCGATTCAGAGAAGCGGTTAACCGCCTACTACTGGAGCCTGTGGAAGGAGCAGCCAACCGCAACTATCGTTATGGCATCAGACCTCACGGAAGCACAGAAGAAAGAATTCATCATCAAGGATAATGCAGGCTTCGGAGACTGGGACACCGATGCACTGGCGAACCAGTGGAATACCGACCTCTTGAAGGACTGGGGTATTCAAGACTGGCAGCTGCAAGGGTGGATGAGTCCTGATTCCTTAAAAAATGGAGAGCAGGCAGACGAGGATCAGAAGGAGGCAAAGGACGATGAGTTCGATGAGGATACAGAGAAAATCCCACAGCGGTGCAAGGAATGCGAACTGTGGCAACTCGGAAAACATCGCCTTATGTGTGGTGACTCCACGGATGCAGAGCAGGTCAAGTTCCTTATGGGGGGGCAAGTGGTTAATCTGTATCTTACAGACCCTCCATACAATGTTGGATATGGCTACGAAGGTTCTGCTATGATGAGCAGGAGAAAGCATAGAACGGATAGGCTGACGGTCAAGAACGACAAAATGGTTAATGACAAGTTCCGAGATTTCCTATCGGCTGCATTTTTGGCAGCAGAAGAAACCATGGAGAAGGGTGCTGCTTTCTATATTTTCCACAGTGACAATTATTCGATGTGGTTCAGAGAGGCTTTGATGAGCACGAAAGATTTGGAGCTACGTGAGACATTGATATGGAACAAGGATTCGCTTTGTCTCGGGCGGCAGGACTACCAGTGGAAGCATGAGCCGTGTCTTTATGGATGGAAAAATGGAGGTGCGCACAATTGGTTCAACGACAGAGCGCAGACAACGGTTATTGATATGGCTCGACCTAAGGTATCAAGGGAACACCCTACGATGAAGCCAGTGCCGCTTTTTGCTTATTTGATGGGCAATAGCACAAAGGAAGGTTGGAATGTATATGACGGGTTCGGTGGTAGTGGCACAACGCTTATCGCAGCCGAGCAGTTAAACCGAAATGCGTTCTTGATGGAGCTCGACCCACATTATTGCGATGTTATCATTGCACGATGGGAAAAGCTGACTGGCGAGAAAGCAGTCAAGATAGACGAATTTAAGAAGCAGGTCGAATAGTTGCGATGTGTCGGCTTTTCTCTTCAAGGTTGATAAACTACACAAGTTTGCAGAAAGAGCGGCACACACGCAAAATTCGCACAAAATAACTCCAAGGGAGCGGAAACGAAAAAGGCAGGAGATTAACCCCTGCCCATCGCTCTAATAATACATTGATTGATGAAGTCGCTGCGGTCTTTCTTATCGACCCCTGCCAAGATGTTAGCCACGTCCTCGGTAGCACCGAAATAGAATGTTGCAGCGTATTTCTTCGTTCGCCCTGCACCCTTGCGAGCACCTCCCCAAGATTTGGAGGTAGTTTCATTCGTAGTACTCATAATGTTAAAAATTTGGTGATATGAAAATTAATTCGTAAATTTGCAAACGAAATCCCAAAGTGGGGTGGTGGTTCGAGCACCACCCCTTGGAATAATCAAAACCCTCAGAGCTCAATCGTGAAGGTTATTTTGATTTTCCAAATCCTAATCGAAATGTAAGTTCTCATAAGGCTTTGGGATTTCATTTTACTTTTCCCTCATCCTCGGAGGGTTTCAGTAAATAAGGACTCTTCCCTTATTACGTTTGCAAAGATACGAAATTTATTTGAAATATGCAAGTTTTTCAAGTAGAATTTTTATAAAAAATCAAATAAATTTCAAGGAATCAAAATATGCCACAAGGTAATAACAACAAGCATCGAGCGCAGAAAATAGACATCGAGAACCGCCTGCAGATTATCGCACCCCTATACCGCAGAGGGTGGACGGAGCGAGAAATCACGGCAGAGGTTCGCAAGCGGCTCGACAGACCGAAATACAATCAAGCGCACTGCGACATTCAGCGGTTACTGAAGGAGTGGAGGGAAGAGAGACTGACCGACACAGACGAAAAGATAACCAGCGAGGTGGCAAGGTTGAAGCTGGTGATACGTGAAGCGTGGGAAGCCTGGGAGAAATCCAAAGAGGACTACCACGAAAAGACAGCGACCCAGCAGGGACTGCCAATCGTAGATGAGCGAGGAAAGCAGATCTCTATCGAGACCGTCAAGGCGATAATGTACGATGCTGAGAAGCGAGGATTCGGAGAACCACGCTACCTCGACATCATCATCAAGGCAGAGACGCAGATCTGCAAGCTGCTCGGACTTGATAAGGTCGTGCTCGACATGAACGCAGGCTTCCAAGGCGGCATCGAGGTACGCTACATCAACTCGGGACACCAGTGTGCATCCAGCGAGCAGGAAGTAATCGAGCGTGAAGGATTGGATAAAGAATAATTTTACCATAATTTTGTTTTAAGTTTTATTGTTTGTAAGAATGGCACTATTTGACGTTATTGGTGAACTGTATGCCCCGAATGCGGACGTGAAGCCAAGGTTTCTCGTAAACCAAGGAGGTACGTCCTCGGGGAAGACATACACCATCATGCAGCGTCTTATAGTGCTTTCTTTTGAACACCCCATGGCAATTATCACGGTGTGCGGTCAAGACCTCCCGAACTTGAAGGTGGGAGCCATGCGAGACCTCGACAACATCCTGAACACAAGGGCAGAGCTGCTGGACTGGTTCAAGAACAACAAGAGCGAAAGCAGCTACAAAGGAAAGAACGGCTCTATCATCGAGTTTAAGAGTTACCAGGATGCGCAGGATGCAAAGAACGGAAAGCGTGACTACCTGTTCGTGAACGAGGCGAACGGTGTGCCCTACGAAGTGTTCTGGCAGCTTGCAATCCGAACCCGAAAGCAGGTGTTCATCGACTACAACCCAAGCGCAAGGTTCTGGGTGCATAACAACATCATCGGAAGGGACGACTGCCGTTTGATACTGAGCGACCACCGAAACAACCGATTCCTTACTGAGCAGGAGCACAAGAAGATTGAAGAGATTGACGACCCCGAACTGTGGAGAGTTTATGCAAGAGGATTGACCGGAAAGATTACCGGACTTATCTTCACCAACTGGGGCATCGTTGACAAGCTGCCACCAATGGAAGAGTGGAAAATGGATTGCTGGGGGTTGGACTTTGGATTTACCAACGACCCGACAGCACTGGAGCACCTCATCTTGGCTCACGGAGAGTTGTGGGTGGACGAGGAAATCTACCAGCCGGGACTTACGAACCAAGACATCGCAGACCGCTGCAAGGAAAACGGACTGACAAAACGAGACCTTATCATTGCGGACTCGGCAGAGCCTAAGAGCATTCAGGAGATACACAACCAAGGTCTGTGGATAATACCGAGCACCAAGGGCAAGGACAGCATCAACAACGGCATCGACATCTTGAAGCGTTTCCGCATCAACATAACAAGACGCAGCCACGGTATCATCGAGAACATGCAGCAATACAAGTGGAAGAAGTCAAGGGATGGAGAGACCACGAACCAGCCTATAGACGCATTTAACCACGGCATAGACGCAATACGATACGTAGCCTTGAAGAAGCTATCCGTAGCGAGCCACGGAACGGCTAGGGCGCACGTATTAAGGCAAAGATAACGACAAAAAAATATAAAGCGTATGGATAAGAACACGACATTCAAGTATTGGCTGGCAGTGGCAAGGCACACCAGCTACAAAATCGGCAAGCAGCCACGACCAGCGTTTGTCGGAGGGAAACAAGTGCCCGACAATCTCAACCAGCTATCCATCGGGCAGCTGATAGACCTTTCCCAGCTATCAGACAGCGAGGAAAGTCTGTATCAGATAGTGACAACCGTCCTCGGTCTGAGCCACAAGGAAGTGGAGCAGGCAAGGGCGGTTGATGTCGTTATGCTCATCGGATGGGTAACATCAGAGGTGGAGCGCATCAACAAGCTCTTCGAGAGCACAGACACAGCGAAGCCAACGAGACTGGAGAAGGAGGCAGGCATCGATACACTGCGATTCGGACTGTTCGGCATGCTGGACTGGTATGCGGTAAGGATGGGCATCAGCGACCACGACCAAGTGTTGAAGACACCATGGCTTCGCATCTACAAGTGCATGGAGATGGACAACAAGAGAAGCGTGTACGAGCGGAACCTGCAGAAGTTACAAGCGGAAGAAATGAAACGTAAATCCAGATAATTATGGCAACAATCAGAGAAACATTGAAGCAGCTGGCAGCAGACACGCTACCGGACTACACCTATCTTTTCGAGGACTGGGACACAGCGGACACCAAGCTGGAGAAACTGAACTATCCAGCCATCGTGTGCGTCATCCCAGCCAGTGGTACGACAGAGATACGCAACGGCAGGGTTTACGACACCGTGAACGTTGCACTGGCTTATCTCGACATCGTACCGAGGGGAGCGGAAGGAGAAGACAACGGAGAGTGCATCGACCGAATGAAGTTGGCAGGGGCGAGGATGATACGAGCCATCAACAAGTCGCACCAGTTCGAGCCGCTGGAGGGACAGCAGTACTACGAGACCATCATCGAGCGGCTGAGCACGATCGTGTCTGGCGTAATGTACTCCCTGCAACTGACACAGAGCATAGGAGGGTGCGAGGTATGAGCAAGGGAGGAATACAATTCGACCCCAAGGCGGCATCGCTGATAATGAGGGAGGAAGTGGAGAGAGCACGGCAGCTTATCATCAACCACATTCGTATCAACGGACAGAACGCATCAGGGCGAACGATAGCGAGCCTAAAGGTGGAGCAGCCAAGCGAGGACGAAACCATTCTCTGGGGACACAAGCCATTTGGAGTTCTCGAGACCGGACGAAGGGCAGGAAAGATACCATACGGCTTCCGTGGCATCATCCGGCAGTGGATGAAGGACAAGGGACTGCACGGCACGCCTATCCCCTACAAGACCCAGCGACCGCACAAGTACACACCGCAAGAGCGTGGAGATATGAGCATGGCAGGAGCCATCGCACACACCATCGCCAGCAAGGGTTCTAAGCTGCACCGGACTGGCGGCAGGGCTGACGTGTACAGCAACGTTGTGCCCGACACGATGAAACGGCTCGGGCAGAGACTTATTTTCTTAATCCACCAGTCGGTGGGAAGTATCAAACTAAACAATGAGACGGTATGAGACAGACAACGAAAAACAATATCACGATTCAATACCCGGACGCTGTAGGCTTCGCATTCCTTCCCTGCATCATCAAGGCGAGCGGCTCGGGTGTTGCGAGCATCGAGGCAACCATCAGCAGGGAGACCAAGACGTACACGTACAGCGTGGAAGCGTTTGCAGATAATTGCATCATGGACTACCGGGAATATGTGCAGGCACTCTTCGATGGCATCAGCTTCGGAAACCTCGACTACAGCAGGGAGAGCCAGAAGAGCAACCTCGGGGCAGTATTCGATGTTTCCGTGAAGGTCAAGAACAGCGAGGGGAGCGACCTTGCGACATTCAGTTATACAACATTCTACGTTTGGGGAGCGATGAAGGCAGGCGAGACGTGGAACGGATGCAAGAAACTGACATGGTTCACGAATTTCCCATTCTCCTTTGGTCTTTATATCAATGAGGCTTCCCAGATTCTTGTCGGCTACGAGGGAGCACCAAACAAGTTAGTTAAGCCTAGCATCGATGGTATCGTGGACATTAACGCCAGCGTTCTACCAAGCAAGGCTAGGTACTGGAATATCTACGACTACGATGGAAAGATAGAGCAGGGACAGTTCACGGACGTTTTCGACCTAACCTTTGCGATGGCGAGCGGTGGAAAGCAGTCTCTCCTTGTAAGGATAGAAAGGAACGACACAGAGAAGGGCATTTATCTGCGGTGGGTTGACCGCCACGGCTTTTATCGCTATTGGCTCTTCACGCAAGGTGCTGAGAGCAGAGCGGTAAGCAGCGACACCAGCTTCGTGCGCAACAACCTCGGAGGGTATGACGATACAATATTCGGCTACCTCGGAGCGAACGGCAGAAGGCAAGGCTACAGCAGGGAGGATACCATACCGCTTTGCGCACCGCTTGTGGACAGCGAGACGTTCGATTTACTGCAAGACCTAGCCAGCAGTCCAGTCGTTGACATGTACCTCGGCAGTAACAAGTGGAAGAGTGTGACAATCAAGGCAGGAACGTACACCAAGACAACGGCAGAGTTGCAGGATTTCGTCTGCAACCTAGTTATTAACAATACACAGATTCAGCAGCTATGACAGACCATCAACTTTACATCGATGGCATCTTGATGGATATGAGCGAGGAAACGGCAATCACGCTCGACATCAAGAGCAACCTTTTCCGTGACATCACGAAAATGACCGCCAACACGACATACACCATCAACCTGCCCAAGACAGCGCACAATATGGCGGTGCTGGAGTTCGCAGGGAAACCGAGTACAAGCAGCAAGTACCCCTATATTTTCCACACAGCACGTTATTTCCGTAACGGACTGGAGATTATCCGCAACGGAAGGGCAAGCGTCCTGAGCGTCAAGGAAACCATCGAAATTTCGATTTATTGGGGATTGTTCCAGGCATTGGCAACGCTGCAATCGTCCGATCTGAAGCTGAACGAGTTGAATTGCACGAAGTATCTGCGGTTCGCCAAAAACAACACCTCTGACACCTACGAGAAGGCGATATCGGAGGGAGTATTCTATGGGAGATACGAAACGGCAGTGTTCAAGACATCAAGCGAGGAGTGGCAGGGCTATGACAGCAACGTTGGAGGGAACAGCGACACGACATATTCACTCGTTGACGGTAAGATAAGAACTGGAACAGAAATCGGAAAGTATGTATCGTGCGAGGTTTTGACCGATGAGACATACCGGTGTGCAATCATACCTTTCGAGGCTGGAATGAGAGCCACCATCAGCAAGGTTTTAGGCAAGGGACAATTCAGAACATGGGCAATACTCGACACCAACAAGAACGTCCTTAGCCTTGCCGATGATGCCGGAAAGACAGAAAAAGAGACCTATCCTATACTTCCGGCTCCAGACCCTATACTCGGAACGTTCGTGAGTGCAGGAGATTGCATCGCCAATCTCGAAACGAGCGTTGCCATGGAGACAATATCCATCAGGGTTCGGGCAAAGAAGGCTGGCTCTGTCGAATACGGAACACTGAACAAGGAGACCGGAGAGACAACACCATGGGGAACGTATGATGTTGCAGCCGGAGAAACAGAGTTCAGCGTGGTAAAGAGTAAACCTTCCGGCATTCTGATATACATTAAGCCTTCCGTAGATGATATGATAAATATGGTGTTAAGCACGAAGGGTGTGGTGGCTTATTATCTCTCGGACGGCAAGTTATCCCAAGTGCATTCACTCGGAGCGTACAGCGTTAAATATACGAGCGAGAGTATGCCTATAGATGTAGAACTGCAAGCACCAGCCACTGCGCAATGGCTTATCGTCAACGCTATTAAGGAATACAGCACTGGTACGACCATTCTTGTTAAGAGTATTAGCGAGACGGAGAACAATGCGAAAGCGAGCCGTGGCACGTTTGGCGGCTCTTTTGGCAATAGCGGTGGTGGTACTTTCAAGAGTGAAGGAACAATCCAGCCAAGCGTTACGGCACAGTATATTCTAGACCTCATCACGGTACAGACTGGTGTTGCATTCGGCTGGAGCAATCGAGCGAAAGAAACTATCAATGGGCTCGCTGTTCCCCTGATTACAAGGAAGGCAGATGCGCAGACGGTTGTAGGTAGCTTAGAGGGCACTTTTTTCCAAACAGAGAGCCTAGGTATTCTCGACTTCCAACCAACGAGCCTATCGGAGGTATTCGATGGGCTGGAGATTGGGCACAGATACAGCCAGCTGAATGTTAAGATTGCCTGCAAGATGATTTTTGATGTTCAGATGAACTGGTCGTGGGACGCATCGAAGGTTACTCCCAGCGGACACAAATCATGGAGTTTTGGCGAGGGGAGCACTGAGTCGCAGGCTTTCTACTCATATCCACCGAATTACATCGAAATGAAGGTTAAGCACAATAACGGTGACGGAACTTGGACGGAAACTCCATATATTGCAGGGTTGCAGCAGGATGAAACTTCTGGAAAATATGTGACCGATTACGAATCGGATAAGGTAAACGGCAGATTCATACACCTTGTAGCAGGACGAGGGGAGATAGATTTGGAAGAGGGCGACATCGTAACCTTCGAAATGAAGCACCCGAAAAATCAGACATTAATTGGATTGAAGTGTTACAACGGACGGTTGTCTGCCAGCATCAAGCAGAGCGATGAAGTACCCTACGGAGGTAATTTCCCTATCGGCAAGAACCTTCCCGACATCAAGGTAACGGACTTCTTGAAGTGTATCTGCATTCTGACATCAACGTTTCCAAGCCAGCGGTTTATTGGTGGAACACTTACGTTTGCCGACATCGTGAGCCTTTGGGAAGCCAAGGCGCAAGCGGTTGACTGGACGAAGAAGCTCATCCCAAGCGAAGCCTGCAACCATCCAAGGCAGACCGATTTCAGCGTAGAGGACTACTGCCAGCATAACATCTACAAGTGGAAGGAAGACGACACCGTATATCAGCAGCATGATGCGGATATGACGATAGACAACAAGACGCTGGAATATACGCAAGACGTCTGTACGCTGCCATTCGCAGCCACGGACGGAAACCGCATACCGATATACGAGTGGGAGAACCATCAATACACCTTTGGCAGAACTACGAAAACGGTACAGACTCCGACCAAATACAAGGCGTGCAAAGACCGCATCGTGAACCTGACGAAGAACGATGCCGGATATGCGGAATTGGCTTTCAATATCGACCTGCAAGGTATCTTCGACAGCAGGCTGGAGAAGTTGAGAAAGACGGTGGCGAACCCTCATCAGATAACGGAGCGTTTCAACCTCTCAGATTTGGAGATCCTGGAATTTGATGAAACGAAGCCAGTGTACCTTGCGCAGTACGGAGCGTATTTTGCGGTTATCGAAATCAAGACCACAAGCAGCGGATATTGCGAGGTTACAATGATAGAGTTGAACAACTAAAAAGAACGGACTATGGTAAGTGAAGACAAACAGCAGATACTTGACATCAAGGTCAAGTACGAGGATGCAATCTATGGCATCATCAGATACAAGGAGAAGATAGACCAGCTAAAGCAATCCATCAAGGACTTGCAGCAGCAGGAGAAAGACAAGACCATCACGACCAACGAAATGAAGGTGCAGACGGAAGCCATCAATGCAACCATCAAGGAGTACCAGTACAACGTGCGTGCCTTGCAGAAGGAGATACAGAACAACGTGCGCACCGAAAACGAGCAGGAGGGCAGCTTGAAACAGTTGCGTGCACAGCTTTCAAATGCCACCAAGAAATACGATGAAATGGCGAAGGCAGAGCGTGAGGGAGCGAAGGGGCAAGCCCTAGCCCAGCATATCAACGAGATAACTAACAAGTTGAAGTTGGCTGAGGAGGAGACGCAACGATATTATCGCAACGTTGGCAATTACTACAACTCGATGATGCAAGCAGCAGATGACCTGCAGGGGACGGAGTTCTTTGGTATGGATATTGTCAATGATACCGAGGTTAGCAACATCATCAAACTGGCGCAGAATATGGATGGACTGACAGACAAGCTGAAGGCGTTCGGTAAGACAGCGATCGGCTTGGTTATGAATCCATATTTTGCTGCACTCGCTGGCGTTGTCGGCGTTGGTATGACATTCAAGTGGTTCTATGACTACAACAAGGGATTGATGGAAGCCACACGACTGACAAAGGAATTCACTGGCTACACCGGGGAAGCATTGGAGACGATGAGGAACAGCATCACAGCCACAGCGGACTCGATGGGAAAGGATTTCAATGACGTTCTCGCCACAGCTGACAACCTCATGGCGAACTACCACCTATCGGGCGAGGAAGCGATGAAAGTTATCAACGATGGCTTTGCGAGCGGTGCAGACCTGTCTGGCGACATGCTCAACAAGATACAGCAATATGCGCCTACATTCCACGATGCAGGTATCTCGGCAGACCAGATGGTTGCTATCATCCAGCAGACACGAAGCGGCATTTTCAGCGACAAGGGTCTTGACATTATCACGATGGCAAGCAAGAAAATCCGAGAAATGAGCACAGCAACATCTGCAAGCCTTGACGCTATCGGCATTTCCAGCAAGCAGGTGCAGCAAGACCTATCCAACGGAACGAAGAACACCTTCGACATCATCCAGCAGGTTGCTTCGAAGATGAAGGATTTCGGAGCGGACAGCCAGCAGGTGGGCGATGTCCTGAAGAACGTCTTCGGAAAGCAGGGAGCACAAGCAGGTATTCAGCTTATCGAACAGCTCGACACGATGACAACCGACATCGAAGAGGTGAAGAAGCAGACTGGAGAGTGGGGAGAGACCCAGCTGGAGAACATCAAGCTGCACAAGGAACTCAACAGCTACCTTTCGTCAATGTTCGATATGAGCCAGCACGGATTCGAGGAGATGATCGAGAAGGGCAAGATGTTCGGAACGAAGGTGCTCGTTCAGATAATGAAGGGTTTATTCAACACCATCAACTACTTCATTGACTGGTACAACGAGAGCCTTCTATTGCGTGGAGTTATTCAGACATTGGGGGCGGCTTTCCGTGGCGTTTGGTCGGTAGTTAGGGGCGTGGCAAACCTTATCATCGATGCAATGAAACAAGTCGGCAGAAGCCTAAAGGGTGCGCTCGATATATTGGAGGGTATCGTAACGTTCGACATTTCCAAGGCACAGCAGGGATTCAAGGAGATATTTGACCTTTCCAAGTTTATCAAGGAAGGATGGAATGATATCAAGCAGACTGGCGCAGACTTTGGAAACGCATTCGCTGACGGATACGAGAACGCAGTGAACGGAAGATTGCAGCACCTAAAGCTAGCAAATGTGGACGGTGGAGCGACCAGCAGCGAGCCAGTGAACGGAAACAAGGGAACGACACCAGCCAAGGGCAGCACCACCAAGACCAAGGCACAGATAGCCAAGGAGGAAGCGGAAGCCAAGGCAGAAGCAGAGCGAAGGAAGAAGCAGGAAAAGGAATTGCAGTCGCAGATTGCACTTATCCAGTTTCAGTACAACGAGCAAGTAATGGACGCAAAGAAGCGATACCTCGCAGGTATGTACGACAACGAGCGAGACTACAGCAACGACCTCGAACAGCTGGAGAAGAACATGGTGGCACGAAGCATTGACGCATACGTGGCGGCAGGGCAGATTGGAGCGGAAAAGGCGCAGGAAATGCAGGCAAAACTTATCGACATCATGATAAAGGCGAAAGCGGACTTGAAGAACCAAGCCAAGGAGATTGTGGACGAACTCAACAAGGAGTTCGAGGACGCAGAGAAGGCACGCAAGGATGCGGACATCATGAACGGTGGCACTGGAGAGGAAGACGATGCAGCAAAGCTGGAGAGATACAAGGCTTTCCTTCAGAGCAAGATGGACGCCTACAAGGACTATGCAGCCGTGCAGGAGCAGCTACAGAAGGATTTGAGCGATAAAGAAGTCAAGGAGCAAGAGGAAGCAAACAAGAAGAAGGCAGCTTTGCAGGAAGAGCAACTGAAGATGATGGCAGATATGATACAGACCATGGGAGACGGTCTGTCCGAGTTCTTTGAGAGCGAGGATAAATCGCTGCACTCATTCCTTAAATCGATGCTGACATCAATACTGGATGCAATCGAAATTGCGGTTAACGCTTACTTTGCGCAGATACTCGCCAAGGAGATTGCAAGCAAGTCGTGGGGAGGTGTTGCGAGTGCAGCAGCATTGATGGCACTTGTCAAGGCAGCGTTTGCAGGAGCGAAAGCACTCGTAAAGGGTTTCTCCACTGGTGGCTACGTCCAAGGCTCGGGCACTGGAACGAGCGACAGCATCCCGGCAAGGCTATCCAATGGCGAGAGTGTAATGACCGCCAAGGCGACTTCTATGTTCAGCCCTATTCTCTCGGCATTCAACCAGCTGGGCGGTGGCGTGCCTATCGTAGCAAACAACGGAGGCAGCAATATCGGCATGGATATGCTGGCGGCAGCTGTAGCCAGAGGGTATCAGATGGCTCCTCAGCCAATAGTGAGCGTTGAGGAGATAAACAGAACACAGCGGAGAGTGCAGACGATAGAGAATATCAGCAGGCTCTAAAGGTTGCAGTTATTTCATCAAGATTTGCGTTCTGAGCGGTTTTTGGTCGAAGGTGGTAAAGTTATACACCCAAGGCAATAAAATCCGCTTAGAACGCAAAATTTTGGCTTGTTTTGAAAAATTAACTGTTTACCATATAAGCATATTGAAAAATATCGTATCTTTGCAGCGTTTTAAATTAAAAATCACGTTTCAATGGCAAAACTCAGAATATACAACGACATCGACAGCCAAGACAACAAGTTTTGGTATCAATGGTGGGGTGGTGACTGCGTGTGTTTTCAAGATATAGATGTTTTTGCGGCAAGCATACCGAAAGACGATGATACAATCGATATGCGCATCTTCTGCAATGGCGGCTCTGTAGTCGAAGGTTGGGCGATTTACGACCGACTGAGACAGAGCGGCAAGAAGATAACCTGCACCGTGGAGGGCAAGGCTGCGTCTATGGCCACAATCATCATGCTCGCAGCACCAAAGGAGAGCCGCAAGGCATACGAGAACGCTTCCTTCCTCCTGCACAATCCGTGGGTTCCTGGCTGGTGTCTGGGCGACCAGCTGAACGCAAAGGACTTGAAGAACCAGAGCGAGGAAATGCAGATGTGGCAGGATAAGATGGTGGACGCATACGTAGAGCGGTGCGAGTGCGACCGGGAAGAGATTCAAGCCTTGATGGATAAGGACATCTTTATCAGTACAAGCGAGGCTTTGCGCCTGGGTCTTATCAGCAGCACCGTTGCACCAATCAGCGCAAGCGCATCGAAGCGCAACATAGAGCAATTCATTAATTCAAAACAACAAAATCCAAAAGCAATGGAGAAGAAAACAGAAGTAAAGGCTTCTCTCCTCGACAAGATTCTCGCCAAGTTGGGCGTGAAGACACTGGAGGAAGCAGAGCAGGCGGTGGCAGAGCCACAAGCCAAGGCAGAGCCAAAGGCGATGGAACTCAACACAGCGGACGGACAGACACTGACCGTTGAGCGTGAAGAGGGAGATCCGCAAGTTGGCGACAAGGCAAGTCCGGACGGAACATTTGAAATGCCCGATGGCAAGACAATCGTTGTCGAGGACGGTGTAATTACCGACATTCAGACCGCAGGCAATGAAGGCGGTGAAGGCAATGAAGGCGGTGAGGGCGGCAGCGCATCAAGCACCGACGACACCGTAGCCAAGTTGCAGCAGCAGATTGCAGCACTCAAGCAGCAGTTGAACGACACGAAGGCACAGCTGGCAGGCGCACAGAAACTCGCAAAGAGCAAGGAAGACATGCGCATCCTGAATGCCGTGAAGATGGCAGGCGGTGCTGAGAAGGTGCTGGCAGGCTACAGCAGCCACTACCAGCCAGCGCAGCGACAGCCAAGCGGCAAGGGCGCAGGCGACAACGTGAACGCTGTCGAGGAAGGTAAGAACGCCATCAAGGAGAGACTTGCCAAGCTCCACAAAAAGGGCAAGAAGTAACAAGTATTAACCCATTAAATCAGAAGAAAATAATGGCAGGATTTACGAAACAGCAACTGGAGAACCTTAAACTCCAGCCAGAAAACCTCGCAAGCATCAAGGATGCAGTGCAGGAAACCTTCTACAACGATGAAGATTTCTCTTCATTCGTGAACATTCAGAAGGTTAAAGAGAAAGACCCTATCGCTCTTCTCGGAGAGATGGAAATGGTCGGCAAGAAGGGTGGAGGCTGCGACCCTACCTATGAAGAGAAGGGCATCGCCAACTCTCAGAATCGTTGGGAACTCGGACAGTGGGAAATCCCTATTAAGATTTGCTACGAGGCATTGAAGGGAACCATCGCTGAGTATTCATTGAAGACTGGAACAGAGATTGGCGACCTTAACAGCACCGACTTCATGACCATCTACACCGATGCACTCCTGCGAGCCATACAGCAGATGATTTGGCGTTTCGGCTGGTTTGGTGACAAGGCGGCAGCATTGGCAGGTGCAGGTGGCGGCAAGCTGACAGCAGGGTCGGACGTAAACATGTTCAACGTCTGCGATGGTCTGTTCAAGCGCATCTTTACAGCCACAGCGACCAAGAACCATACCGCCATCGCAGCCAACAGCGAGACCACGGCAGCAGCGCAGATTTCTGCATTGCGCAAGAGTGGTGCGGCTACTGCACTTGTGGACACCATCCTGATGGATGCAGACACACGTATCGTTGACGACAGCGATGCCGTATTGCTCATGACACGTTCGCTTGCTGACGCACTGACAAACGACCTCAAGAAGACCTACCACGACATTATGCCATGGGATAAGTTGTTCGATGGCTTCGAAGTAGCGACCTACAACGGAGTGAAGATTGCACGTGTCGGCATTTGGGACAGAATGATTAAAGCATACGAGAAGGGCACAACGACAGTCAACCTTCCACACCGTGCGGTATTCTGCAATCCTAAGCACCTAATGGTTGGTACTGACGCTGATTCACTCATTAGCGACCTCGACATCTGGTTCGACCAGAAGGAGCGCAGGAACTATCTCTATGCTACTGGTAAGATTGGTACGGCTCTCCTCGAAGAGGGCATGATCCATGCAGCTTACTAATCGCTCCAAATCTTCATCAAGTATTAAGTTTACAAATCCTCAACACCCACAAAACGGTGTTGGGGATATAACAATTAAAAACGAATTAATATGGCAACAACTTGCGAGAGCCTTATCGCCCAGGACATCATCATCCCTTGCGAAGACCAAGTAACGAAGGGACTGGAGGGCGATGGACTTATCATCAACCGAGACGACATCGACTTCACCAAGTCCGTTGTCGAAGGCAATACGATTAAATCATTGGTCTTGAAGACTGGAAAGAAAGCATACGCCATCCGGCAGGAGGGCAGCAAGCCATTCACTGGAACCAAGACCGAGCTGACCGTTGGCACGTATCGCAACAGCTGGAAGAACACCGTGGCAATCGTGGTGCTTGCGAACACACCCGAGGTTTGCGCAAATATCATTGACGGCTTGGCGAACGGAAAGTATGTTATCATCCTGCGCAACCTTTCAAAGGGAGCGGACGGAAGTGCAGAGTACCAGGTATTCGGATATGCGCAGGCACTGAAGGCAAGCGCAGGCGAGAACGACAAGTACTCAGACGACACCGAGGGTGGCTGGCTTATCACGCTGGAAGAGGAGAGCGTACCGAAGGCAGCTTATTTCTTCTTCGACACAGACAGCGAGACCACGGCAGCCAAGTACGCCAGTCTGACAACAGCAGCCGTAGGAGGTTAAGCCATGACCTACGAGGAAGCGACAGCCAAGGTCGGAGAGTTGAAGGCACGTTTTGACAGTCCCTTTGATGCAACCGACAAGGCAGTTATTGAAACTCTCTATTTCGAGGTAACACGCAAGCGTTTCGTTCCGACGACCTGCCAGCAGTGTTACCACGATGCTTTGATCGAAATTTATCTAAAACTCAAAAAAGAAAAGGCAATGCCAAAAACATGTAATTACGCAATGAAGGCAGGCTTCATCATTTCCTGCCCGGATTTCTACCATGGTAAGATTTTTACGAATGAGAACCTGACCGACAAGGTTGCGCACGAATATCTGACGAAGTACCCACACATGGAGAGCTACTTTCAGAAGATACCCAGTGATGAACTCATCGAGAACAAGCAGCCAGCAGGAAGCGACAAGAAGGAAGACATCGACCAAGCCGAAAAAGCAGGCAAGGAAGAGTAACAAAACAACAAGTAAAACGACACAAGCATGAACGTTAAGACAGTTAAAAAGCCAAAGCGAAGGGTTGATATTGGCTACGTCAGCCGATTCAAGATGCAGGCATACGGATATGATAATCTATATCCGCAGAACCTCGCACGCATCACGGAAGCCAGCGGAACGGCAATGCTCTGCCTTAACCGCTACGCCCGATTCATTGAGGGCTACGGCTTCGACAGCGATGTTATCGCAGCGTTAGCGATGAACTTGCAAGGGGACACGGCAGACGATTTGCTTCGGAACGTTGCGCAAGACCTCGCACGCTTTGGGGGATTTGCCCTTCATGTTAACTACAACGTTTTAGGGCAGGTGTCGAGCGTGAGCCACGTACCCTTCGAGAATTGCCGCCTTGAAGAGACGGACGACAAGGGGAACGTGGAGCACGTCTTGTTGCATCCCGACTGGGAGCAGAAGAAAACGAGGAACGGAAAGCGGTTGTTTGTGAACGAGAAGACTATTGAGCGCATCAACGTCTTCAACCCCGACCCCGACATCGTTCTTGAACAGATTGAGAACGCTGGAGGCATCGACAGCTATAAGGGGCAGATTCTGTGGCAGAGCCTAGACGGAAAATTCATCTATCCGACAGCCAGCTACGATTCTGCCATCACGGAGATTTCGACCGATGAGGGACTTGCCAACGTAAAGATGAGGAACGTTAGAAACAACTTCCTTGTATCGTGTATGCTCGTAACCAAGAAGGGCGTGCCTAAGTTCAACGAG